ACAACATCAGTTACCACATCATAGACTTTACAAAATAAGGTTTTTGTGGTATACTATATATTATGGAGATATTATGGATTTAGAACAATTACAAGACTTGGCTGATAAGAAACTAAAAATTAACGATACAGAGTTAGATTTAGAATCATTAAAAACACCTCAATTACATAACGAGTTTTTAAAACACTTAACAAAATTTAAGTTACTTTTAAGTAAAGCTCAAATAGAATATTACACACAAAGAAAACAAAAGTGGGAATACTATACTGGTAAAGCGCCAGCAGAAGTATATGCACTTAAACCTTTCAACTTAAAATTATTAAAAACTGATGTTGACAAGTATCTGGAATCTGATCCTGAACTTGCCAAATACAAACAAAAAGTAGATTATATACAAACAGTCGTAGATTTTTTAGATAGAACAATCAAGCAAATATCAAACCGTGGTTTTCAAATTAAGAACGCTATTGACTGGAGGAAATTTACTAGTGGCGCTATCTAAAAATGACAACCACCCGATACATAATTATAGATAAAGTAAACGAAGTACATCTTAAAATAGAAGCTGAGGCTGATATTCGTAGAGAACTTGGTGAGTATTTTACATTTGAAGTACCAGGTTATAAGTTTATGCCTCAATATCGTAATAGAGTTTGGGATGGTAAGATTAGATTGTTTTCATATGCGACTGGTAAGATATACGCTGGTCTTTATCCTTACATAAAAAACTGGTGTAAAGAAAATGACATACACGTTGTTGATGGTACAAAAATAAAAGAAACTGACGTTGATGATAGTAAGCTAGACAATCTAATTAAGGCACTTAAATTGCCACATGAAGTTAGAGATTATCAAAGAGAAGCTTTTAGATATTCTATACAAAAAGATAGATGTTTATTGGTATCGCCTACAGCATCTGGTAAATCTCTTATAATCTATCTCATGTTAATATTTAATCTATTACGACTAAAAGATACTAAACAAGATAAAATCCTGATTATAGTGCCTACTACATCGCTTGTAGAGCAGTTATTTAAAGACTTTAAGGATTATGGTTATAATAGTGAAAGAAATGTACATAGAATATATCAAGGCCATGAAAAAGAAACAAATAAAAGAGTTGTAATATCTACTTGGCAATCTGTTTATAATTTACCAAAGAAATGGTTTAGTAGTTTTGGTATGATTATAGGTGATGAAGCTCACTTATTCAAATCTGTGTCGCTTACAAAACTAATGACTAAATTAGAAAAGACCAAATATAGAGTTGGTTTGACAGGAACTTTAGATGGTAGTAAAACACACAAACTTGTGTTAGAGGGTTTATTTGGAGCTGTTAATAAAGTAGTATCTACAAGTGAACTAATAGAAAGAGAACAATTAGCTGAACTAAAAATTATGTGTTTAGTATTACAACACGATAAAACAGCTAGACACTTTTTAAAAGATAAAACATACCAAGAAGAAATGGATTACTTGGTGTCTAATGAAAAGAGAAATAAGTATATAAGAAACTTGGCGACTTCGCTAAATGGAAATACATTATGTTTATTTCAATATGTAGAAAAACATGGAAAGAACTTATATGAAACTATACGAGAACGAGCAACAGACAAGCAAGTCTTCTACGTCTATGGAGGAGTTGATGCTGAACAACGAGAAAAGATTAGAGAAATCACAGAAAAATCTGACAACGCCATTATCGTGGCTTCCTATGGGACTTTCTCCACGGGGATTAATATACGGAACTTGCATAACATTATTTTTGCTAGTCCTTCTAAATCTAGGATAAGAAACTTACAATCTATTGGTAGAGGATTAAGATTAAAAGATAATAACAGCGCAGCCACTTTATATGATATAGCTGATGACATATCTTATAATGGTAAAGAAAATTATACACTTCAACACTTTAAAGAAAGAATAAATATATACAATGGTGAAGACTTTAATTACGAAATTCATAACGTGGAGTTAATCAATGGTAGCAAAAATACAACCAAATCCGATTAAGATAATCAAGTTAGTTAATGGTGATGATATAGTTTGTACATTACCAGCAGAACAACTAGGTGATAAGTCTCCTTTATTGAGACTTTCAAAACCACTACAAGTTAAATATATTCCACAATTTACAGCAACTGGACTAAAAGACTATGTGGCTCTTATCAAGTGGAGCCCCTACACAAAAGACTTTATCTTAACTATCCCAAAAGATAAGATAATGACCATTGTAAATGCTAACCTTGATATGACTAAAAGTTATAACCATATGATGTTAAGTTATGATAACTCGGAACCCCTGGCTCAAAAAGAGAAGCCAGCCGTATTTAAAAGAGAAAGATTGAGTGATGATGATAATGATAGAGTTAATGAGATATTTGAGGATTTTGATGATGATGAATTTATTCCTAAAAAGACTGTACACTAATAGACTCTATTCCTCTGATCGCTCTACAAGCTCATTGTACTACAAAACTTTGAAAAAGTCAACCCTGATTTGGGCAGCTTAAAACATTGACAAATTTAATGAAAGGTGATATATTATAATCATGGCAGCAAAAAAAGAACATTACGTTAATAACAAAGAATTTTTAGAGGCAATGAAAGCCTATAGAAAAAGTGTAGGTAAAGCAAAAAGAGAAAAGAAAGACAAACCACCAGTTACTAATTATATTGGTAGTTGTTTTTTAAAGATAGCAAATCATCTATCGTATAGACCTAATTTTATAAATTATACATTTAGAGACGATATGATTAGTGATGGTATTGAAAACTGTCTACAGTATTTGGACAACTTCAATCCTGCTAAGTCTAATAACCCTTTTGCTTATTTTACACAAATCATCTATTACGCATTTATAAGAAGAATACAAAAAGAAAAGAAACAAACTACTATTAAACATAAACTAATTATGGATAGTAATTATGATGATGTAGCTTTACAACCAGGTGATGATGTAGAATTTAAAAATCAATTTAGAGATTTCTTACAAAAGAACTTAAAAATGGAAGATACTCAACCTAAAAAAGTTGAGAAGAAAGTTAAAAAGAAAAGAGTAAGAAAATCTACATCTAAACTGTTTCACTAAAATATGAAAATAGCTTTGTTAAATGATACGCACTTTGGTGCGAGGAATGATAGTCCAGCCTTCTTGGATTATTTTATGCGATTCTATAATGAGATATTTTTTCCATATCTTAAAGAGAATAATATAACAACACTTATACATTTAGGTGATGTTGTTGATAGAAGAAAATTTATTAACTTTAAAACAGCACATACATTTAGAGAAGACTTTATGCACCGATTGTATAAAGAAGGTATTGACACACATATTATACTTGGTAACCACGATACTTATTATAAGAATACAAATGAAGTAAATGCTATCAAAGAACTATGTACAACATTTGATGGTATAAAAGAACCTTGGATATATGAAAAGGCTACAACAAAAAATTTTGGCGGCACCGATATTTGTTTAATACCTTGGATATGTGATGATAATTACGAACACTCTATTAATGAAATAGAAACTAGTAAAGCTCAAATTGCTTTAGGTCATTTAGAAATTAAAGGTTTTGAAATGCATAATGGTGCTTTCAACAATCAAGGTTTAGATAAGTCCATGTTTCATAGATTCGAAAAAGTTATATCTGGTCACTTTCATAAAAAATCTGATGATGGTCAAATACATTATTGTGGTTCTCAATATGAAATTACTTGGTCAGATTACAAGTGTCCAAAAGGATTTCATATATTGGATACAGAAACAAGAGAACTAACTAGAGTACCTAATCCAATTAGAATACATAAGAAACTAATATATAACGATAAAGAAAATGATTACCATAATATGGATTTATCATACTTTAAAGATACCTTTGTAAAAGTTTTTGTAACAAACAAAACAAACGAAGAAATGTTTAACAATTTAATTGATAGATTACATAATACTGTAGATACACATGAAGTTAATATTATAGAAGATTTAAATACAGACATAACAGCATCCGTAAAAGATAATGTATTAGAACAAGGAGAGGACACACTTACTTTTTTAGGTAACTATGTAGAACAAATAGATAGTGATTTAGATAAAACTAAACTTAAAGAAGTTATGAAAGATTTATATACTGAAGCAAGTGAAAGATGATATTATTTAAAAAGATTAGATGGAAAAATTTTCTATCTACAGGAAACAGCTTTGTTGAAATAGAACTAAACAAGTCACAAATGACTTTGATGATTGGTGCTAATGGCTCTGGTAAATCAACTATGTTAGACGCATTAACCTTTGCGTTATTCAATAGACCTTTTAGACAAATTAAAAAAGAACAAATTATAAACACTATTAATAATGGTGAAACTTTAGTAGAGTTAGAGTTTCAAATAGGTACAAAAAACTTTAAAGTTATAAGAGGTATTAAACCTACTATATTTGAAATCTATTCTGATGGAGTATTACAAAACCAAGATGCCTCTAGTGTTGATTATCAAAAAATTTTAGAAGATCAAATATTAAGATTAAATTATAGAGCGTTTAAACAGATTGCTGTATTAGGTTCATCATCTTATCAACCATTTATGCAGATGAGACCAAGACATAGACGAGAGGTTGTTGAAGAAATATTAGACATAAGAGTATTGACACACATGGATATACTTACAAGAAACCAACAAACAGATTTAGGTAAACAAATTGTAGAAGCTAGACACCAATGTGATCTAATTGAATCTAAACATGAATTACAAACAAAACACTTTAATGATTTGAAGAATAGAAGTACAGGCGACATTGATATTAAGAAAGCAAAACTACAAGAAAACAAAGATGCTACTGAATCATATTTAAGAAAAACTGAAAAACTAGAAGAAGAATATAAACAACTAGAAACTAGCGTATCAGATAGACCACAATATGAAGCAAAACTAAAACAATTAGAAAAACTAGAAACAAAGATAGAACAAAATTTAGAGACACATAAAAAGAGTTTAGATTTTTTTGAACAGAATGATAACTGTCCTGTATGTACTCAAAAGATAGAAGAAAAATTTAGAGACGAAAAGATAACCAAAGAACGAAATAAAGTGGTCACATTAAATCAAGGTATGAAAGATTTAGTAGCTGAACTAGCCAAAGTAGAAGGTAAGATTACTCAGTTTAATGGTATATCAGAAAAACTATATGACAATAAAATATCATTATCTAAAGTAGAATCTTCTTTAAAAGAACTTAAAAGATTTTCTGATTCATTACATAACGAGATATTATTATTAGAAGGTAAAGATGAAGACGATAAAGATATAGAACAAAGTCTAGTTAAATTACAAGAAGAATTAGAACAAACAAAAATTGAATTAAATAGAATTACGGAAGAGAAAAAATACCTTGATGTTGCTAGAGAGATACTATCTGATAGAGGTGCTAAAGCTAAAATCATTAAGAAGTATCTACCTATTATGAATAGTTTAATTAATCAACATCTACAATCTATGGACTTTTTTGTATCATTTCATTTAGACGAAGAATTTAAAGAAGAAGTAAAAAGCAGACATAGAGATACCTTTGACTATAATAACTTTAGTGAAGGTGAGAAGATGAGAATAGATTTGGCATTAGTATTTACTTGGCGTGCTATTGCTAAGATGAAGAACAGCGCCAATACAAACTTAATGGTACTTGATGAGATATTTGATAGTAGTTTAGATGGTCAAGGTACAGATGACTTCTTTAAGATTGTAAATAAAATGGGCAAAGAAAATATCTTTATTATATCACATAAAGGAGATATATTATTTGATAAATTTACTAACATAATCAAGTTTGAAAAAGAACATAATTTTACGAGGTTAACAAATGGCTAAAGAATTAAAACTAATACCACCAAGTGATCCAAGAGTACAATCAGCAATCGCACCATTTAGTGACGATATGTTAAAAGATGAGGGTTTTAAAGATAGGAAAGAGTTAAGTGATTCTATGTTTACTGCTATGAAAAAATATGGTGGAATAGGGTTAACTTGTAATCAAGTTGGATTACCTTTTAATATGTTTGTATTAGGAGATCATATAGGTTTAGAAAATGGTTTAAAGATGACTTGTTTTAATCCTATGATTGTATCAACAGGCGTAGAAGAAGTTGCAATGAAAGAGGGTTGTCTAACTTTTCCTTTTGTATTTTTAACAATAACTAGACCCAGAAAGTGTGTGGTTAAGTATGAAGACGAAAATGGTGATTTAAAAGAAGGCAGTTTAGATGGTATGATGAGTCGGATATTTCAACACGAATACGATCATATATTAGGAAGAAACTTTACTGAATATGCTAGTAAGTTGAAACTAGATAGAGCATATAAAAGGGCAGAGAAACAAATGGATAAAGCCGTAAAACGAAGAGCTAGCGCTGGCGTTGACAATTAATAACAATCCTGATACTATATAACAATGTCATATAAACCATACTTTATGAAAGATGTAATAGATAACTCTAATAAAGAGTTGTTTAATGTTATATCTACTTTCGCTGGTGGTGGTGGGTCTTCTACTGGTTATAGATTAGCAGGTGGTAAGATATTATGTGTAAACGAATTTGTAGAAGCAGCCATTGAAACATATGGTTCAAACTATCCAAAAACTCCAATATTAGATGATGATATAAAAAAACTTACAGGTGAAGACTTTTTAAGAGTTGCGAATATTAAGAAAGGTGAGTTAGATATACTAGATGGTTCGCCACCTTGTTCTGCGTTTAGTATCGCAGGTAAAAGAGAAAAGGGTTGGGATCAAACCAAGACATATTCAGATGGAAAACAAGTAGAAAATATAGAAGACTTGTTCTTTGAATTTACTAGAATTACAGCAGACATAATGCCAAAGGTTGTTATTGGTGAGAACGTTGCTG